TGAAGTTTGATGAATTCTCAAAACGTCATTCACAGCAGCTTTAATTAAATTGGGTTCCATAAAGGGGGGGATTTTTCCAGTTTTCTTCAAACCAGCTAATACGGGATCATGAATTTCTCCACTTTCTAAAACAACTCTTCTAGAAAGAACAGCGGGGGCTGAAATAACTGGCAAAACCTTGCCATGAATCATAGATTTTCTCAATGCAGTTTTTGAAGGGGAAGCAACAAGAAGGTTGCTTTTGATGGCAGGTGTAAAATCACCATCTGGGATAGAAGAAAGTTCTCCTTCTTCTTTTTCAAATCTGCATAGATCAATCTTGATTTGGGCATCTCTAGGGACATCTTTCAAAGCATCTTCAATATCACGAATATTTAATGGAACAGCATAACCTTTTCCAGTTGCATCACCAGCAACATGAATTCCAATAATCTTCTTTGGTAAATAATTGCTCAAAGCAATCAACAATGAACCACAGTCTCCATTTGATGTATTCATAATATATTGATAATGCATGCGCAAATAGCGCAAACCTCCAGTAATGTTCCGATCAATATATGGGAGTGGATTTTCATTGTTGATAGCAGTAGCAGTTGCAAACCTTTGATTGTAAATGTTTCGATCTTTAATAACAGTTGGTGTAATCAACATTGCCGGGATAGTATTAAACTTCCCCATGGTCTCAGAATCAACAATAGCATTTAGAATGTCTTGATGATCATGAATCACATTGGGAAATATAATAATCATAGCGTCCTTTTCTTCACCATTTGCATATTGCAATTTCTTAAATCTCAATTGATTTATAGGAATGCAATAACCATCTGGTTTGAAAGGACCGTCAATTTTGATTTCACCACCACTTCTACTAACTAAAATAGGTTCAAGATGTCCAACAGTAACAGCAACTCTACCACGCAAGAAAACACAATTAACATGTTGCTTCCATTCCTCTTCACTATTATTCCTGGTAGAAATCATGTACGTGTTTACGTAAATTCTTTTACCAAGTGTCATAGCATTCGGATCAGAAGCCATTTCAGCGGAAATTGGGTTAACTTTGTGAATAGTTTCTGAAACTTTTTCACTCAAAAAATCTTCATCTTCAACATTGGATTCCAACATAACTTCATGCAAAAATTCTTTATAGGTGTCCACAGCTTCAACTTTAGCTTTGGGTAAATGCGTTGTAATATTATCACCTGATTGGGAAGTCTCAACTTTCGCTCTCACTTGATGTGTTGTAACATTATCACCAGACTGAAATTCACTAGAAATTTTTCGACATCTATAGCATAGATGAGGAAATTTCATTGAAATTTCTTCTGGTTTTATCAAGTGTGAGTGAACAAAGGTCATTCCACATTTTTCACATGCGTGAGCATGCTTATGAACAGTTCCAAGTTCAAGGCCTTCATGCTTATGAGTCAAATTAACTTCAGCTTCACGGAGACCGTTAACAGCGTCTCTATAGACTTTATAAGCACTATTATACCTATCTCTTGCAACTTCATATTCAGTAG